CAACACTTCGGGCTACCACCACTTCGCGTGCATGGCCTCCACTGGTCCAAGTGCGCCGTACGGCGACGGGGGCGTGATCATCAACGCCAACGGCAGCTTTCAGCCGTGGCAGGACAGCAGCCGTGGCAATGCCGCGAGTACCTGGTTCGACCTGACCGGTTTCAGCTACATGGCGGTATGAGGGCATGAGCATGACCAGCGCACCCCCGGCTAGCTGGTTCAAAAGCTCCAGCGATTCAGCGGCCGACGCCATGCAGCGGGCCACCCTGGAGCTTGCCGAGGACCTCAAGGCCCAGTTCGCCGATCGCGATCAACTCTACCGCGACATCGACGCGGTGCTCTTTGGCGAGCTACCCGTGGAGATCCCCGAGGCGTATCGCAAGACCGCCGTCGAGGTGAGGAGCCCGCTGGCGCTGCACATCGCCACCACCGTCACCGCTGCGCTCTCCGTCAACCCCTTGACGTGCGTCTTCAAGCCGATCGGCTTCGGCGACGTCTACCAGCAGAACTCGACGCTCCGCGAGAAGTTCTTCGAGGCATCTTGGAGCCGCCAGGAGCAGGAGTGCCGCAGGCAGTTGATGCGCCTGTTCATGTGGTCGATGGCGGTCAAGGGCGAGGGCATCCTCAAGACGTTAGAGCGCACCCGCGCGGCGTGGTCGGAGTACGACCAAAAGAGCCAGTCGCTGGAAAAGGAACTCGCAGATGAGCGCGAGTACGACCAGCAGGCCAGGGACTCCATGTACGACCACAAGACCGAGGAGTACAAGCTGGCCCTGCCGTACCCCATCGCATCCAGCGATGTGCCGCCCGAGACGTTCTACTACTCCAAGAACGAAAACGGCTTCACGGCTTGCGTCGAGATCAAGGAACTGCCCTACCTGGAGGCCCTGGAGCGCTTTGGGGCCGGCCTGAATTCCAGCGGCGAGGTGGTCGACCCGCACACCTGGAGCGGCCTGGATGTGCGTTCGATGGAGCTAGCTCGCGCCGAGTGGCATCACATGATGCGCCCGTCCGGCGGCGGCCTGGCCCCGCACACCATCCGCTGCATCGAGGCCTGGGACTACCAGACCCAGGTCATCTGCCTGAGCGGCCCCGGCCAGCGCAATGCGGGCAACGGCTCGCTCGGCACCAGCACCCTGTGCCGCGTGCTGCGGCATAGCTACGGCGACCCGATCCTAAAAACGCTGCGCGGGCCTTATTTTCACGCGCTCGGTATCACTACTGCGTCGCGCCTACCGGAGCATGCCGGGCTGTCTATCCTGTTCGGCTTTTTGCGCCTGTTCCCGCTGCTGGACAGCTTGCTGACCATGCAGGGCAACGCCGCGTACATGACCGGTTACCCGGCCTTCAAAAAGACCACCCCGCCGGGCGTGCTGCCCGGTCTGCCGGCCATGCCCTACGGCACTGACGGCCGCGAGGCTCAGTCCAAGAACACCACCATCGAGCCAGGCAAGCTGTTCCCGTTCGACGTCAACCCGATCGACCAGCCCAGATCCGGCGTCGACAGCGACAAGCTGATCGACAACATCCAGAAGATGCTGGAGTGGGCGCTGCCGTCGGTCGTCCAGGGCATGGTCGCGTCCGACCAGTCGGGCTACGCCCTGAACCAGGCCGCGTATTTAGCCCGCCTGGGCTGGGACCCGATCGTGTCGAATGCCGAGGTGGCCCTGGGTGAGCGCATCGGCTTCGAGAGTTGGCTCATCGAAAAGCGCATCGGCGAGAAGGTGTACGCCTGGGGCGAGCAGGAGGCCAAGAAGGGCAAGAAGACGATCGGCGGCATGACCAAGGCCGCCTGGCTGGGTATCGGCCCGGATGACCTGCAGGGTGTGCATCGGTACGAGTGCAAGCTCGCGCCGAGCACGCCCAGCAACGAGATCATTGAGACGCGCGCGATCGGCGAGAAGATGCAACTCAAGTTGATCACCTACGAAGATGCCGTCGAGCGGGCGGGAGCTAACCCCGACGAAGTAGAAAAGTCGTGGCTGCTGCACGATTTGAAGAATAGCCAGGAGATCCAGCAGGAACTCAAGAACTCGATTTTCCAGAAGATCGCCACGATCCGCTCGGCACGCATGGCGCAAGCGGGTCTTACGCCAGAGGCGCTGAGCGGAGCGCCAGCGGGTGCGCCGCCCCCCGGCCCACCCGCACCAGGTGCGCCCGGTGTTCCAGGCGGCACGCCGGGCGCGCCTCCCATGCCTGGGCCTGGCGGCATGCCCCCCAACCCGGTCCCGTCACCGGGCCAGGGCCTCCCAGTCGCCCCTCCACCTCCGGGGGGCGGAGGCCCGGCGATGCCGCCAGGTGGCGTTCCGGGTACGCCCGTGGTGCCCATGCCGCGTGGGCCGATGCCGGGCTAGCTGACATGCAACGCCGTCGTCCGTTCGGCACGCTGCCCATCAAGAAAATCCCGGCGTCTGTGCCGTACGCCGAAAACAAGGCGGACCGGCCCTGATGCCCGGTACGCCCAACCCGCTGGACGAGATCGCCAGCGACCTGGCGGTGTGGATCGATCAGACCTCTAGTGAGATCGCGCTCGCCTTCGCCCCGACCCGAGCGCCCTTTTCGGCGGATGTGACCGAGGAGCAGAAGCTCCAGTACTACCGCGCCCAGTTCTTCAATGCGGACGGCACGCCGAACGTGCAGGGTCGTACCGCGCAGCTTCAGCGGCTGGGCGTGGAGGGCTTCGGCATCGTCTACAAGGCCATCATCAAGCGCTGGCCGGACCTTCGGATTCCGACTCCAGAGCCGCTCGCAGTGCCCGAGCAGTGGCCTCACGAGACATCTCCCGCGCCTCCAGGCGGCCCAGGGCCACCTCCAGGCGGGCCGCCAGGTCCTCCAGGCGGGCCACCACCAGCACCTGGCGCTGCAGCACCGCCGCCAGGTCCGCCGCCATCCGTCCGCGTTCCGCCACGAAATCCGATTGTGCCACCAGGGAGGTAGCCGCTCATGATGACGTACGCCGATCTGCTGGCTTCCGCCGATACGCGGGCGTGGCAGAACCAGGCCTGGAATCAGAACCAGGCGGGTATCTCGAACAACCAGTGGCAGCAACAGTTCGACTGGCAGAAAAGGTTGGGCGAGGCCGCCCAGACCGGCATGTGGAACGGCCAGTGGTCGAACCCCCAGGAGCAGTGGTTCACCGGCCAGTTCGGCCAGTGGTACGGCCCCGGCGGGGCGCCGGCCGCTGGCGCCCAGACCCTGGCCGCCCAGCAGCAGCAGTTCGGCCAGGGCCTGGATACCAGCCAACTCTACGGCCAGTACTACGCGCCGGGCACCGCGCCGACCCAGGGCCAGCAGACCCTGGCCGCCCAGCAGCAGGGCCTGGCCAACGCCGCCACCGTGGCCGGCCTGACCGGCATGTACAACGCGCCAGGCGCCACAGGCCAGGGCACCCAGACCCTGGCCGGCCAACAGCAGCAGTGGCAGCAGGGCTTCCAGCAGCAGCAGTTTGCCGCCCAGCAGGCCCAGCTTCAGCAGCAGAACGCGCTGGGCTATTTGCAGCTACTGTCGAGCCTGCGCGGCCCGGCCGACTGGGCCAAGTACCAGCAGGTGCTCGGCTCCACCCCAGGCGGCATGCGCGACCTGGCCGCCGCCGCCATGGGCCAGTACGTGCCGGGTGGCGGCGCGACGACCGGTGTGCAGCCCCAGGCGGCGAATTTGAATTCGATGTACGCCCAGGTGCAGGGTTCGCCCAACACCTACGCATACCCGCAGGCTGGCCAGAACTGGGCGCAGCAGCAGGCTGCCTACCAGCAGAACCCGCCAAACTGGCAGACGACTCAGTACAGCGCACCTCAGAGCCAGCAGGCCTGGGGCACGGGCATCGGCGTGGGCGGCAACCAGGCCACGGCTGCCCAGGCCGTGCAGGCCACCGGCAACGGCACGAATATGTACGGCGGGCAACAGCAGCAGTACAACCTGCCCGCCCCCAACCAGATCTCGTCGCAGTCGTGGAACAACTTCACCCCGTCTCAGCAACAGATGCTGATGGGCCAGTACGAATCGGCCGGCTGGGACAAGGGCGACGTCCAGTCGCTGTACAACCAGAGCCTGCCCAAGTACGGCACCAATAACGCCTCAGCGGGGACCTGGCGACTGCGGTGAGCATGCTGCCGGACATCGACCAGCAGGACTGGGACGCCTACCAGCAGCAGAACCTGCAGGATCAGATCAAGCAAAAGATCGATTCCTTCGGCCTGGACCGCATGATCGGTGATCGAATCGCCGACCTGAATAGCCTGAACGCACCGCCCCTGGCGCCCAAGCCGCCCCCGCCGCCCGAGCCGCCGCCGCCACCCCCGCCCGAGCCGCCCGAGGTGACCGCCGCGCGGGCCAGGTACAACCAGCCTGAAGCGCCGCCAGCCGCCGAAGCGGAGCCAAGTCCCGAACCAACCCCCTGGCAGCC